CATACGCCGCCGGCGTGAGCACGGCGCCCAGCGCGGCGAACACATCGGATGCGACCAGTACGGCCGATGCCGGCGCGCCGGTCGCGCTGCGAACCTTCGCCGAGCCCGCGAAGAACGTCTCGCGCGTCGCGGCATCCGTCGAGATATCGCCGGTGAGCGTGCCGGTCGCGCCGGCATTCAGATCGGTTTCGTATTCCTTCTCCGTCGTGAGCGCCCAGCCGGCCAGCATGATTCGACCGTAGGCTTCGAGATAGCTCGGCGCGCTGCGTCGGATGAGCTGGTATGAGATATCCGAGCCGCCCGCGAACGTCTCGATCGGCGCATTTCCGGCGAGCAGATTCACGACAACGGAAGTGATCTCCGTCTTCTCTGCGGTCTGCTTTCCGACCAGCGCGCCGAGATCGCCGGCGAAGTACGGCCAATTGAGCGTCATACCCGACGCGCCCAGCGCGCCCGGGCCGCCGGTCGCTTCGATCGCCGGCCGGCTCGCGTCGATGATGCCTTTCACGTCCGAGACGAATGCCGGCGCCATGACGCCCGGGTTCGTGGCCGCCTTCTGATCGACCAGCGCGCGCGCGAGCAGCACGGCCGATTCCGGATCCCCGGCGGCATCTTTCAGATAGTCGCCGAAGCCCGCCCATCGGGCCATCATGTGCGGTCCGCGGGCACGGTTGCCGACGGCTTCGAGACTTGCCATCCGGCCGAGCAGATCGCGCCGAAGCTCATCGATCGCGCCGCTCGCGTCGGGCGTGTCGGCGGCGACGCGCACGCCGATATCGGTTGCGGATTCGGCCACGACGGGCGCGGCGCTCTCATCGGTCATCGGGCTTCCCTTCTCACTTCGTACGGCTAGCACTTCGGCGCCGGCGTATGCCGCGCGCTCTACGATTCCGACGCGCACCAGCTCGGCACGCTCTCGAATGGTCACGCCGCCATCTGCGGCACGTTCGGCGATCGGTGTGAATACGACGGATGCGCCGCGATACACGCGATCGCGGGCGAGCTCTAGCAGCTCATCGCCTTCGCGCGTACGGCTCACGGCGAACGTCGCGTAGAGCCCGTCATCGCGATCGGCGAGCTGCGTCGCGCGGCCCACTAGGCGCACGCCCGGATCGGCGCCATGCGGGCCGATCGCTTCGAGCGTCACGCGCTCGGGCTCATCGGTATCGAATGCGCCGCGGGCGAAGCTCTCGCGCCCGTCGGGCGTCTCCGAGATCACATTCCACGGCACGGCGCGTACTTCGATCACGCGCTCGGCGGCGCCGCGGGCATTGATCTCGGCGGCGTATGTGGCGGTTCGCATGGTCATACGGGTATCTCCGTTGCGGCCGGCGTCGGCGCGAGTGCCGGCGGTATGTCGGGCGGCGTGTCGCGCTGCCATCCTTCCCAACGATCGATCTGCTCTGTCGTGATGAATCCGGCGCCGAGCCCGGTCGCGTAGGCGGCCCAGCGCGCCGACGTATTCAACCGTTCGATCTCGGCCGTCGAGAATCGCGCGCTCTGCGTGCCTGGGAGCAGATCGGAGAGCGATTCTTCGATCGGGCTCAGATACAACGGCTGCACGGTCACGCGGAGAAATGTCATCAGCGCTTCTGCGATGTTCTGATAGGTGAGCGATGAGCCGCCGACTTCGGCTAGTAGCAGCTCAGGCGGAAAGATGCCGAGCCCGCGCGCCACTTCGAGCGCGCCCCACTTGCGGGTTTCGAGCAATTGCGAATCTTCGGGCGACACGCCGGGCGCGGTGATATCCCATCCTTTCGGCAGTACCGCCGGCGAATGGTCGCGATGATTCTCGATCCACTTCGCTTTCACGCTCGCGCTCTGCGTGTCATCGAGCGTGCCATCGAATTTCAGTACGACGCTCGGCACGGCGCCGTTCTCATACCATGCGCCGGCGTAGAGCTCGGCGGCGAGAATCCGATCGAGCGATGCGGTGATGAGATCGAGCGGCGAGCGGCCGAGCAATTCGCCGGCGGGCCGATTGATCGCGATGTGTAGCACGTCGCGCCCAGGCGTGAGCTCTCGGCCCGCCCAATCGTATGTACGCGATAGGTGAGACTCATCGGCCCATTGAACGGCGACCGAATCGAACGGAAGCACGATCGACACTTCGGGCCGCCCGGCCGCATTCCGGCCGCTTATCGGTTGCCAGAGAATCGCGTTTCCGTGATCGAACAGTGAGCCGACTAGCTGGGCCAGATATTCGCCGCGCGTGATCTCGGGCGCCGGCCGTACCAGTACCCGCGGTTGCGCCTTCGTCGGAAGCGGGTACCCGTTCGCCCAGGCGACCGGCTCTAGCATCGACGCGAGTGACACGATCAGCTCTCGCGCCCGGGCGACGGCCGGAATCGCGATGTAATCGGCGGCGCCGAGCCGCTTATCGATCGCGTATTGAATCTGCCCGCCGAGATCGGATTCAGACGGTTCGCCTACTACCCAGCGCCGAATACCGTCCCACACGCCCGCCACGCTCGCAGTATGCGCCACCGTTGCCAGTAAGCAACGGCTCGAGATTGCGGTTTCTTATCCGTACGCAGCTGGGCCCGTTGAGCTCATCGGCTTCGGTTTCTTATCCTGCGGCTCAGAATATCGCCGGTTGCGGAGCGGCCGCTTCGGGCGCCGTCGCTCCCCACGCCGCCCACGCCGCCGCGCGTAGCGCGTCGATCGCGCCGCTCGATTCACGGATCGAGAAATACCATCCGCCGCCGGCGAGCGGCGCCGATGGTCGCGCCCGTCTCGCCTGGGCGCCGAGCATCGGATCATCCGCATGCATGAGCCGCCCGCCGATGAGCTCCGATCGGAATAGCTCAGACGCCGCGCGAAGATCGGCCGGCGCGAGCGCGAGCGTCGGTATGTCGAGCTCGGCCGCCCACGCTTCGACGTGACGCGCGCCGGCGCCGGTTCGCGAGTACACGATCAGCGCCGGCGCCCACGCCCGGGCGGCATCGGCCAGAGCGTCGATCAGATCGCCCGGCGCCACTGTCGCGCCCGGCGCCGCCGACAGATCAGCGGCGATGCCGACGAATGTCGGAGCGTCGGCGCCGGCGACGGCGACGGCGACCGATGCGCGCGCCCAGCTCGGATCAGCTTCGACGCCGAGCACGATCCGATCTCCACGTTCGAGCGGCGGCGCGCCGGCGGCCCGCGACCATACGCCGGCCGGAAGCCACTCATCGGCGGCGTCGGACCATAGGTTTAGCCGTTCCTGCCGGAATGTGGCCGGCGTGAGCGCCGCGAGCTCATCGCGAATCGATGCGGCGTCGATCCTTCCTTCGGCCATCGCCGGCGACGCCTTCGCCCAGGCGGCCGGATTGTCGGGCGCGTCGGTTTCGTCGGCGGCGTACCAGCTCATGCCGAAGCCGTCGGCGGGCTCGGCGCCGTCGAGAATGCGGCGGCCACGCTCCCACAATCGGCGGAGCAGAATCGATCGCTCATCGCCGGCGGTACTGATCTCGAATAACAACGGATCGGGCCGAGCCGTCATTGTCGGCTTCAATCCGGCGTACGTATCTTCGTCGCGCTGCGTGCGTACTTCGTCGAAGATGCCGAGATCGATCGAGTACCCGCGGATGGCATCGCGGGCGTCGCGGCTCGCGACGTGATACTCCCGATGCCATCCGGCGACCGCCGAGCGAATGCCGAGATAGCGCGTGAGCGCGAGCCCGCCGGCGCGCTCATGGCCGAGCCGCCGTTGCAACGGCGCGAGATCGCTCATCACGGCCGCGTACGGTATGCGTGCCTGGGCGCGGGTATGGGCGAGTCCGTATATGAGCTCCCATGCTGGCCCGGCCGCCGTCGTGAGCGCCCAGCCGATCAGCGCGCGTACGATCGCCGTCTTTCCATTCTGTCGAGCTGTCGAGATCAGATATTCGCGATGCACTAGCCGCCCGCCGGCGGTCACGGCCAGAGCTCGGCTCACGGCGCGCGCTTGCCATCGATCGAGTGTGATACCCAGCTCGCGCCGGGCGAAAGCGACTACCAGCGGCCCCCATGTGCCGGCCGCCGCCGGCGGAAGCGGCGTCTCCCAGCGCGGCGGCGGAAGCCTTCGGCGGCGCCTGGGCGCCGGATCGACCGCCATCGGCTCAGATCGACGCGCTGAGACGGCCGTAGAGCCGCCCGAAAGCGCGCGACCATATCCGGCTATGGTCCGAAGCGCGCACGGCCGGCGGGCGGCCGGTCATTCGAGCCGGGCGCGATCTCGGCGGGTGAGCTTCGGCGCACGGCCGCGGGTTTCTTCGGGCGCCGCGGTGATCGGTCGCGGCCCGGGCGTCGGCACGTCTGAGCCCGATCCCAGCTCGCGCGCGAGTTTCATCGCGAGCTCCCATAGCCGAAGCCGCGACGCGAGCGCCGGCTTCGCGCTGGGCGGCCGAAGCTCGGTGAGCGTTTCGCCCAGCTCATCACGCAGCGCCGTTCGGTACCGTTCGAGCAGCGCGAGCGATTCGGCATTCGGAAGCCCGCGGCGGCGATGTACGCGGCCGGCATCCTGCGGCCGGTCAGACGCTTCCGGCATCGCCGAGCTCGCATGATGAGCACATCGGCAGCGTGAGCTGCGTCGCCGTTCCCCAGGCGCCGCGCGACGCCCAGCGCGAATGCCGAAGCCCGCGCGCGCGGCACGTCGCTTCGAGATCGTGAATACGCGCCGCGGCGGCCGGATACCATCGCTCGATTTCGTGAATCTCGGCTTCGCGGGCGAGCGCGCCGCATAGGCATTCGCCCGATCGGTGTAGCAGATCGACAACGGTATTACGGGCGAGCCCGGCGCCGTCGATGTGGCGGCCCACGTCGAGCGCTGTCCATTCGAGAATCGGATTCACCCATACCCGACAGTGAGAATCGCGGGCGATCGGCACGCTCATCGCGGCGGCCATGCGGCGCGTCGATTCGCTGGTACGGATGCCGGTCACTAGCGCGACGTGATCGCCGCGGCGGCGCTTCGTCTCACGGATCAGCGCGTCGAGCGGCCGTTGTTTCAGATACCAGTACATCGACGCATGCGATCGCGGCCCGCTCGGAAAGCCGCCGCGATCGAGTACCAGCGATTCGTACGGATGCTCCGATCGCAGCTCGATCAGCGGCCACGCCTGGGCGGCGCACGTCTCGCGTACGAAGTCTCGCGTCTCGGCGATGCCGATGCCG